GTCCGCTGTCGTGCCATCCCGTTCTCGAAGAAGATACCTTGCGGTACATCTCGAGGATGACATTATCACCGTCGCTTTGAACAAAGGAAGGCTCCGCTTGCCGGTTTTGAACCCGGTCAAGAAAATGGAGGTACTTACCTTGTCCAGGGAGTTTCCGCTCTTTTTCCACGGGTTTTAACCTCTTACGAGGAGAACCAGGGGATATGAGTTGAAATTTTCCAGATGATATAATGTCACCGCCCCAAAGTGAACGTGGAACCTCCTCAGCGAGGAGGGACCAGAGGTCCCATGCGTCTCCATCAAGGAACACATGAGCGCCTCGACCTGCCCAGACTCTTAACGAGTTCAGGAAGTGGATCAAATCAACGATCCGCTCAACAGGTTTCCGTACATAAAAGGGCGTGATATCATCACCAGACCAAAAGTGACCCCCACAGCTTTCGCGGAAAGGACCACTATGGAATGATTTCGTATGATTGATGGCGAATCCGAAGTAGAATAACACGTGACATAAGGTCTCGTATAACTCTGTCGGACAAATAAGATCGTCACCATACACACTAATGACACCTCGTTTTCCACAGAAAAAGGCGACAGCTCGAGCCAGCGAGTAGAAGATTAAACTCTCCAACTCAAAGGTAAAGCCGTTCCCCATCGAGGAAAACATTTCACAGGTATGCCACTCCCCCGACGGCAAACGCGTCTCTTTACACCTAACGGTGTTAAGAGCCGAAAACCATAGGGTTGGAAGAAGGAGCTCAACAATGCCATAAGACACCGAATCACTAGCGCTTGAAAGATCAAGCGTAGCGAGTGTGCCAGTTGCACTGCCAAGACGGGCAAGGTCGCGGTTGCGACCTTGATCATTCAGGTTGATACCAACCTTCCTGAGATTACGGCGTAATTGATCGCCGTACCCCTTCTGGAGGTACATATTCAGATCAGGCTCTTTACAAGCCACACGATCTATCTCTGTGCTTTTAGGGACAGTGAACATGATCGACCCCCTCACCTCTTTAAGGTTTGGGAATCCGATTGAGCGCCAAAGGTGCCAATCGACGGAGAGATCCGTGATTAGTTCATTGCACGCACTTGTCAGGTGCAGCTCGTCGACATATTTGAGGGCCGGATGACCCTCGGATTTCCGGCGGCTCGTAGAGGCACCACCTGAGAAAGATCCAAAGATCTCCTCGGGCATAGCACCTACAATACCTTCGATAATCCTTTGCACCTTTTCACAGAACGGCTGGAAGCGTACAGGACCTTTAGATCCGATAAATAGGATCGTGTCCTGTGGTGTTGACAGCAACCGTTCATTCGTTTCTTTGTTAACTGCCTCAGTGGAGAGCCACTTTTCAATGGCCCTATCCACCCTCACCTGAGGGGGATCAGTTTCTCGCGAAACGAACTTCGAGAAGATTACTTGTTTAAGGTAATCGTTCTTCGGTGAGCCGGGTAAGGCATTAAGCCAATCCCGGATAAGGGGCAAGACGTCGAACGGGAGGGTTGGATTCTGGTCTGTTAGGACCTTCTTCCGTCCCTTTTGGTGGTACTCTGTCATGAGTTACTCCAAAGTGGATCGTAGCTTCGTTTAAAGACGAAGCCGCGAAATAAAACACGAGCATTACAATGAAGATGAGAAGGGCCTGAAGGCCCTGCCTCACCATACCATTTCGCCGTCGGCGAGGACAGAGTTAATCTGTCCAGTACCGGCTGCGAGTGCCGTGTAAATCATCCCGATCAAATCCTTACGCTCTTGGAGTGTGCTCTGACTATCGAAGTCAAAGCTCACCTTAGCACGGGAAGTACGAGCGACGACGTAATTATTCACGCCGTTAACCGTCTCCGTGACAAGAACAGGAAGGGAGAGCGAGATGTCCACCTTACGGCGCCCACCAGGGGTCAGCCGAGGAGTGACAGTAAGCCGATAGTCCCCAAGCGGGGATGAGGCGGCTTTGAAGTACCGACCCCCGTCACCGTCACGACCAAGCGGCGTGAAGGTGTGGTTGACCGGTGTTCCGGCGCGATCTGTGAGGATCACGTTAGCGAGTGCAGGCATGGGCCTAGCTCCTTAAATGCCGCGAAATTGCGGACTGGGGTTGAGCTCAACGAAGAGCACTTGTGACGAGAGCGGCGATGGTTGCCCATCGTGACGCTCCCTTGAAGAAGGTCTTCTCGTAGTATTCGGGAAGCGGAAAAGAAAGGAATTTCTCCCTCTCAAAACCAAAACCACGAAGAGAAGTAAGAGCCGGAAGGCTCCCATCACCAGCCATACGATATGACGATTGGGGTTCTCCCCAGATTTCTCGTTCATACCGCGTGGTCAATGAACCTCCAACGAAGTCGAGACCAATTGGCGCAGAAAACGCGTTCAAGGTTTCCCCTATCGGCGTTGTCCAATCCACAATAAAACTGAATGGGATAATCTCCCACACCAGCGAAATGGGATTTGCCAAACCCGCCCTGTTAAGGGAGCGGGCTACTTCGCCGCCTACTCGGACCTTTCCCGTAAGGTTACAGGTCCAACGAACGTCCCAATTCTCCGTGATACGGAGCTGGGGGTTCGGGTACGTGAATTCGGATTTCGCATCATAAGATGCGTTACCCGTCTCCAAAGCCCTGCCCCTACCGTGGTAGAGGAGGGATTTCGACATTTGCTCCTGTAGGAGCTCAACTAAACCGACACCGTCCTGGTATAGGGGTTTCCACCCATACCAATAAGAGAGCCAGTACGAGGCGATCCGCCTATCGACTTTACCCTCAAGAACAAGACGTTTTAGACGTCTAACGTTCCATCGGGCCCAGTCGGGAAAGCGGCCGCGCCGTAAGCCACGAAGGGCTCTTAGTGCGTCCAAAGTACCGTAAGCAATCGAAGAAAGATCGTCGACTGTGCGGTTAACCTCTGCGAGGTTGGCACCCATCTGCGCCTTAGAAGACGACAGATCGGTAAGACATTTGGTAATAGCCTTAGACCGACCGTTTTTAGCGGCAGGCTTGGAGCTATCTGGAATGTAATTCGATCCGAAAACCGGATTACGTGCAGAATTGACCGTTGTTGCCCAAAGGTAACCAGGGTCAATGGGACTGTTCTTTGCATAAAAGAAAGTCCCGTTACCAGTCTTATAATCACCAGTCCTTGCAAGATCAATCTGTACAGTCCGGCGGCCGTATGGGGCCGGATCACGCCAAGGCGTGAAAGGATCAAGGAACCGAACTTTATTTGACGTATGATAAGTACGCCAGTGATCGTTCGGGTAATAAC